GCAGCGCTGCCTCCGCTCGCCTCTTGGTCATGGTGAACCCCAACGGTGTCACCAAGAAAGATCAGGTAGCCCGAGCAGACAACGGCGCAGTCATCACAGGCAAGGCGACAGACGTTGAGATGCTGCAAGTGAACAAGGCGTCCGACCTTCAGGTTGCCTCACAGACTTCCATCAGGATCGAGCAGCGGCTCGCACAGGCCTTCGTCATGGAGAGCGCTGTGATCCGCGACGCTGAACGAGTGACAGCGGAAGAGATCCGCACCCTCGCAGCGATGCTGGAGAATGCCCTTTCTGGTATCTTCTCGCTCCTGTCAAACGACCTCCAGTCACCCTTGGTAAATCGCCTTATGGCCCGAATGCAGGACCAAAAGAAGCTTCCGCGATTGCCAGAAGGTGTCGTCAAGCCAGCCATTGTCACAGGCCTAGAGGCCCTTGGCCGCGGCCATGACCTGACCAAGTACGGACAGCTCCTGCAAATGGTAGCGCCGCTTGGCCCAGAGGCTATGGCGATGATCAACATCGGTGACCTCATCCAGCGCACAGCAACGTCGCTGGGTATCGACTCAGACGGTCTCATCAAGAGCCAAGAGCAGATCCAAGCAGAGCAAGAACAAGCCGCTCAGATGCAGATGGCTCAAATGGTCGCCCAAGAAGGTATGGGCATGATCCGAGACCAGAACAACCAAGCACAACCGAGTGAATAGAGATGGCTGAGACAGCTACTGTAAATATGAACAAGGACGAAGGCCCCTCCCGTGAGGAGCTAATCGCAGAGGCTCAACAGCAAGAAGCTGAACCTGCGCCGTCCAGTGATCGGCCCGAGTGGCTCCCCGAAAAGTTCCAGTCTCCTGAGGATATGGCCAAGGCCTACTCAGAGCTGGAGCGAAAGCAGGGAGAGTCCCCGAGCCAACCCGCCGCCCCTTCCCGTGAGGAAGCCGAAAGCGCTGGCCTAGATATGGCAAGCCTTGAGAGCGAGTGGCGGGAGAAGGGTGAGCTGTCCGCAGAGAGTTACGATAAAGCTGCTGCGGCTGGATACCCTAAGGACATCGTTGACCGATACATCGAGGGCCAACAGGCAATCGTTGAGCGGCAGGTCGGTGAGATCTACGGCAGCGTGGGCGGTCAAGACGCCTACAACCAGCTCATTGGCTGGGCCGCTGACAACCTACCGGAAGCTGAGATCGATGCGTTCAACGCGACGGTTGCTTCAAATGACGTGTCCTCAATCAGCCTAGCCGTCAAAGGACTACAGGCTCGCATGAACTCCGGGCAGGCCGCAGAGCCTTCACGCCAGATCAACGGTGGCTCCCCCGCGGGGGCTGACGTGTTCGAGAGCGTGGCTCAGTGGCAGGAGGCCATGCGCGACCCCCGCTACTCTACCGACCCCGCCTACAACAAGGCAGTCGTAGCGAAGCTGGCGCGGTCAAACATCTAAGATTGGAGGCCCTCATGCGGCTCTATACAGGGCCGTGGGCCTTCCAAATAAACGACCGGAGCGTTCCTGCTTCGGTGCGTCTGCGCAACATCGGTGCCATCGGTGCGACGCGGGATGGGCATGAATTTAGATTTGGCGCACTCGACGCCTTTGACCTCCCCGCATCCGATGGCTCCACGTTGCCAACTCCAGTGTTCGCGCACGTCTATGGCGGCGCGGCCTACTGGGGCCACTTTGTGGTTCGCCGGGCTTATCACAACGCTGGGTACACCACTATCGGCTCCATCATGGAGGCTTACGCAACGGGCCACTCAGAGGCCTACGAGCGGACGATATCTAAAGAGACTGGCATCGGGATCGAGGAACACATCGACCTGTGGCGAGACCCGCACTGCTACGTCAAACTGTACAACATAATGCTCTCGATGGGCCGGTGGGAAGCGGGGGCGCGTAGCCCCGGCCACCCCAACTACGACGCCTTTCATATTGTCTACAACACAAACGATCAGGCCGTAGTGGACGAGCTTTACTACGGGATGGTTCACGGCATCCGAGAAGCATTTAGAGACCGGGGGTTCAAGATACGAGTGACCCCCGAGGAGTTGACCTACGTTGCTCCTGAGGAGCCTCAGGTGCCTGTCGAAGAAGCTAGGCTTGGTTGGCGTCAGGTCTTCTCCAAACTTTTCAAAAGGAAATAACCATGTCGCTTTATCGAAATATGAACGCGCGGAAAAAGGCTGGCACCTCACGTCCGAAGTCTAAGTCCACGGTGTCCGACAAGACCTACTCCCAGATGAAGAACAAGACTGGCGGCTTCGCCAAGAAAAAGAAGAAGTAAGATGGCTAGACCCGCAAAGGGGAAGGCGTCTGTAAAGGTGACCAAATCTGGCAAGCGGGTCAGTTATGGACAAGCTGGCAAAGCGAAAGACGGAGGCCCAAGAGTGCGCCCCGGAACCAGCAAAGGTGACTCGTATTGCGCCAGGAGCGCAGGCCAGATGAAATCTCACCCCAAGGCCGCAAAGAACCCCAACTCACCCCTGCGCCTTAGTCGCGCGAAGTGGAAGTGCTCCGGCACCAAGAGCCGCAAATGATGAGCAAGATTGAGCTGATCCTCTCTTGGTTTGACGCCGGGAAGGCAAAGATCGCAGCCGCCCTCGTTGGACTGATCGCACTGATCTTCGTGTCCAACCGCGCGGCAGTTAAACAACACAAGGACAAAGCTGATGAAGACGCGGATCGACGCGCTCGCGCTGCTAACGACGCTGCTTCCGATGCTCTGCGTCTTTCTCCTGATCAGCGTCATCAGCGGATGCGCGATAAGGGTTGGTTCAGGGACTGAGGCAGCTTGTAGCCAATGGGACTACATCTACCCGAGTAAATACGACACCCTAGGCACGACAGACCAAGCCTTCCTAAACAACGTAAAGCGGGAGGCGTTCTGCGATGGCCTATAAGCGCAACTACAAGAAAGAATACGAGAACTATCAGTCCAAGCCGTCCCAGCGCCGCCGCAATGATGCGCGCAAGAAGGCTCGACGGCTGATGATCAAGAAGAAGGGCAAGGCGGCACTGCGCGGTAAAGATATCGACCACAAGGACCGCAACCCAAGGAACAACTCCATGAGCAACCTGCGCATCCAATCGCGCAAGAAGAACCGCTCGCGGAACCAGTAATTTCAGTTAGGGGGCGCTGTATTTAAGCCCCCGCCCGTCGCCGCTCTTTAGTGGGACGGCACTCGGTGACGACCGAGAAGACACCCCCAAGCCTTACCATCGGAAGGCCCTGAGGCCCCTGCGGGGATAACCTCTGTGGAGATACGCTGCTCAACGCGCGGGGATCGATCCTTTTCAATAATTGTATATCTCTAAGGAATAGAACAATGGCTCAAACGGGCACCCCTAGTCCTGCACAGATTGCGAACTTCCCGTTCTCGCAGGACGGCACCGCTAACGACAATACCTATCTCGGTAGTCGTGACCTCCTGCTCAAGACTTTTGGGGGCGAGGTTCTCACTCACTATGATGAGAATTTCTTCCTGAAAAATAACATTCGGGTTCGCACTATTGCAGGCGGCAAGACCGCACAATTCCCTGCTATTGGCCAAGCCAAGGCAGAACACTTCATTCCCGGCCAGGTTATCCTCGGTCAGGACATGGCTACCGATGAAGTCACGATCTCTATCGATGACCTGATTGTTAGCTCTGTATTCATCAACAACCTCGATGAGATGCTGGGTCACTTCCAGTTCCGAGGCGAGTACGCCAAGCAAATGGGCGCGGCTATCGCTAAGACCTGTGAACTCAAGCTCTTCCAGATGGCTGTTCGTGACGCCCTACTGGGCGACGAATACCGCTCCACCGGCACCCCCGGTGTACAGGCCGACATCGCAACCAACGCTACTGGCGCTGGTAAGGGTCTGGTTGGCATGGAGAACGCTGTGGTAACCACCACCAACTCCACCACCAAGAACGCTGCGGATCTCGTAACCGCTGCCTTCAAGGCCGCTGCTTACTTCGATGAGCACGACATGCCTACCGAAGGCCGCTTCCTGTACGTTGAACCGTCTGTTTACTACAGCCTCATCAACCAGACTGATAAGACCATTATCAACTCTGATTTCTCGGCTGGTAACGGTAACTACGGTCAGGCTGTCATCTACAAAGTAGCAGGGTTTGATATCGTTAAGACGAACAACCTCGCTGTTGATGGCACCGCGAACAGCAACACCGGCCCAGACTCGCGTACCCCGCTCAACAAGCCTACGGGCGGCTTGGGTCAGAACTACGCGACCGACGCTTCGGACACTCTTGGTCTGTTCATGCACACTTCCGGCCTCGGTATGGCCAAGGTGCAGGATCTCACCACCGAGAGCGACTACTACGTTGACCGGCAGGGTTCGCTCCTGGTTTCGAAGATGCTCATGGGTGCGGCAACGCTTCGCCCTGATGCTCTCTACCTGGTTCGCGCCGCTGCCGACGCAAGCTAAGTGACATGGGGGATGCCTTCGGGTGTCCCCCTTTTTTACTTTCACATGAGAGGTGAGGAATGCTGACCCCATCTAACAAACTGGGCGCTATCAACTCCATGCTGTCTGCCGTGGGTGAGGCCCCTATCACCAACCTAGAGACTGACTTGGCGGAAGCCGAGATCGCTTTGAGCATTCTCGATGATGTATCGCGAGAGGTGCAGAGCAAAGGCTGGTCGTGGAACACCCAGCGTGACCGCGCAATGCCCAAGACTTCCACTGGAGAAGTGTTGCTCCCCGTGAATACCCTCAAGGTCGATATCAAGGACAAAGACACCAAGCGCCCAGACAGGACGCGCCGCGTGACCCGGCGAGGCGACAAGCTTTACGACTTATTGGAGCGCAGCTTCACCTTTGAAATCGACGTGTATCTCGATTTGGTCCTTGGGCTTGCCTTTGAGGATCTCACTGAGAGTGCGCGCCGCTACATCCTGCTCGATGCCACCAGCCGCTACATGCAGAACGTGCTGGGCGCAGACGTGGAACTCCAACAGATGCAGCTCCAAGCGCAAAAGGCTTGGGTCCAAATGGAGCAGGAAGAAGACGAAATGGGTGACCTCAACGTCATCGCAGACAACCCCCTTACGAATTACTCCGCTATTAGGACTAGGAACCTGAACTGATGCAAATCACTGATCATCTTCCAAACCTAGTCGGTGGTATCACCCAGCAGCCCCCCGAGACCCGCATCAAGACCGCCGTAGAAGAGATGATCAACGCCTACCCGTCAGCGGTGCAAGGCCTCTCAAAGCGGCGGGGCGCTCAGTTCGTGACATCCCTTACGTCATCGGCTCTGGGTACGACTTCCTTCATGCACACAATCGACCGCGATGAGCTTGAAAAGTACTTCGTGATTGTGAACAGCGATGGATCAGTTGAAGTCTATGACACCATTACCGGCGCTGCACAGACCGTCACCTCAGACTTCCGTAGCGCCCCTTACTTGGCGGCTTCGGACCCCTCTGTGTCCATCCGGGCGGTAACCGCTGGTGACTATACGTTCATCGCGAACCGCACGAAGACTGTGGCGCTCGATGCTGGTACGGACAGCACAGCAACCGCAGTGACCCATGAACTTGGGTACAATCGGTTTGACCACACCAGCCCATCAGTCCCCAACGGCTTTGCCGATGCGGTCTACAAAGCTGGCCTGAAGATCAAGTACGACCGGACGCTGGCAGACTCTAGTATCCAGACATTTGAGGTTGATGTCATATCTGACATTGAGGCTGCTCTGGATGACCTTGACGGCTACGGTTACAACCGCCGTCTGGAAACTCGGTCCTACAACGTCAACGGCAACGATGGGCAACCGATTGCCAGCATCGTGCGTACCATGAGCTTCTATGAGACTGGCACTGGGTGGCAAGCTCCCGCAAGCCCGTTCCAAGTGTATGCTCGTAACTATGCTGGCGACGGCTCTATAAACTACTTCCTCAATGTCGATAACATCACCGACACGAACGATGCTCAATATGATGCTGCCTTGTCGTTGGTCAGCTCGATACCCGCAGGTCAACTAGATGCAGACTTCTCTAATCGACTTCGCCTTCGGACCAGTAGCGTAGCCAGCGATCAGGTTCTTGAGAACAA